TAGCACCATCTTGAACTCGCACTTGCTCAACAGAAGTGCCACCGACTTCAGCAAACACACCAACACGGTTGTTCACAGTGTCAACAGCTACTTTGTTCTTTGCATCAGAATCACCAATCAAAGGGACGTAATGACCCTCTGCTGCTGTACCATCATGCTTGTGTCCTGCCGTTTGCTCAAAAGCATCACGCAGTGCATTCAACTCGTTGTTGATTGGGGCAGCACGTACAACGCCTGTTGGTACGATGTCTGCTGAAGATTGTCTTACATAACCTGTCATGATGTTCCTTATCGTCTATCATTCATGGAGTAGTTCAACACCAACCCCTGAATAGTGTGACTAGCATTCGTATCGTTTGTCACATATTTAAAAGCTATAGAAAAACCAGAGCCTGAAATATTTGTCTTTTCTACTGGTGATGGGTTGCCGTCATAAATAGCAGCAGCGTCATACACAGCTTCGTTGTAATATGCAGCAGCACCAGTTGTTGTCAAAGTGTAGTTGGCTGGGTTGAAAACGTTTTGACTGTCTTCAAAGTCATACGATACACCCAATGAAATTGATGCATTACCTTCACTTCTCAAGAACGTTGTAATGTTATAAAAGTTCTTACGAATTGTAGGATCTTGAAAATAGTAATGTGGAGTTTGGTAGATGGACAAGATTGGATCACCATCGAAAGACGATCCTGTTTCTTGCTTGTACACTTTACCAGTAGCATCTCCGTGAATTACAAATTCATCAGCACCTATATAACCACTCGAAACACAAGTTGCTGGAAAACCAAACAACTGACTATACTCAAAACTGAATCCACCTTCACGCTGTCTCAATCCACCGAGCAATCCAAATGTTCCTTCAGAAGGAATGAACAGTCTAAACTGTGACTTCTTCCTAATAACAACAGAACTGATCAGTTCAGGGTCGAGAGTTTCAGCAACGAGTTCTTGCAAGATCGCATTGATTGTGAATTGAATCTGTTTGGATATTGTCTCAAGCTCAATGTCGCCAATCTTGTTAGTACCAGCAACTGGTCTGAAACCATCCGGTCCCAAGAACAGCAGATTACCACCAAGTTCTACCACACTATCAGAGGCTACACATCCCAAATTTGTAGTGACTTCACTGATTACAAAGTCAGCAATGTTTGTTCCCTGCAGGGCTTTGATTGCATTCTTACCGAAGATGTAAAGTGTGTCACGAAAAGGTTTGATCTGAACAATTTCAAAACCAACGTTGATGACACCAGCACCATTGGCTGGATTAAAATCTGTCTCAGCAAGTGGTGCGGAGAAGTAAAGATTGAATGGTTCAGCAGCATTACCCGATAAGAACATGTGGTTCTTAAACGCTGCAGCAAACTTAGGAGCAGCAGGTGCATTGGTGTGCGTCACCTGTGTATAGGTAGTGCCATCGTATGTGGCAGCAGGGTTGATACCGTCCGTCAAAAACAACTTACTCGCTACCCAGTTATAACGAATCATCCTGACCTTTTTAACCCCCACCATAGTGACAGTACCGGGAGTCGTAATGGCTACCCAATCCAATGTCGCATTGTTCCATCTGTAAAAGTAGGAAGTACCAGATGACGGTTTGCGACAAGCAAAGATGGAGTTGTTGATACCTTCAGAAACAGCAACACCTAATACAGCGCCATTACCGGGCACTGTGCCATAGTTGTTAGCGTAACCGCTGATACGACGATAACCACCAGTGGTAGATGGTTCGTAATTGATAAGTTGTGTAGCTGTGCCGGGTTCTAGTTCACCTTGCGACAACACATCGCGGTTGGTGTTCATCCCACCAATCGATGTAACTTTAAAACCTGAGATGCGATCTGCCATTATTTGACTCGCTGTGGGATGTTCGATGACACGATCATCGTTGAACGCATGGACAACGGCTCATCCATCAACAAGCGGCGCATAGTCTTGATACCCTGTTCAAACCTGTCACGATGAATGGCAGCACTTTGTTCGTTAGAACGATACAACATCATGTAGGTCATACCACCATCAATAATGACGTTGTCAAAACGAGTGGGAACAATGCATACATCAGTGGACGCAACCATGTCGTCAGGGAATGACCAGTACTTATATTCGACAACATAAGCCTGATCAGCAGGCGGCGTAACACCAAACTTACTATCCTGTGTTTGGTATATAGCTTCAGGAACACCATAACCACCAGCACCAGACATATCGTCTTTAGGGCGGCGCTGATCTAAGTATTGCGTGTAAGACATTACAGGCAAACGCTTAGGTTCGTTATTGGCTGAGGATAGTTGACGCAGATAGAAAGATTCCCAATCAACACTAGAGAAGCTAGAAGGGAAACTATAAACGGACGTACCGTCTGTGGCAAGCGTCTGAGTTCCAGTGACTAAAGCGAAAGGCCATTCTTGTGCAGAATGCATCAACTCTTTAACAGATGAATTGATTGCCTGCTTAGCTAAAGCTTGAACGTTTCGAGCACCGTCGAATTCTGTGGAGTCCATATTGACTTCACCCATTCGTCGCAGCAATTCATTTGTTAAGGAGATGTATGTGGACATATTTTATAAGCAAGAAAGGGGTGAGCCTTTGACGACCCACCCCATATATAGCCTAGCTATTAAGCCAGTTGGTCGCGGTCGACTTCGGTCGCATCAGGACGACCATCAACGCTCACCAGCACAGCCCACACACGCAGCGAACCAGAGGTAGGAGCAGTGGTGGCAGTGGCGATCAACAGGTCGATAGTGTCAGCAGTGGCGATCACAATGGGTTGGAAAGCAGCAGCGTTCTGAGCGTAAGCACCAGCAGCAGCAGCGTCACCATCGAAGCCATCAACGAAGTTGTCAGCGTCAACACCAGTAACACCCAAGTCGTAAGTGGTATCAGAAGACTCACCACCAGCAACGGTGATAACTTCAAAGCCAGCGTTCAAGATGACGGTGTTGGCGGGAACAGAGATGCATTCGATAACGTCAGCAGCAGCCAAGGCAGAACCTTTAGCAGTTGCAGCAGCAGCGAAGTCGATAACCTTGTCAACGACATAAGGCACGGGGGCGGCGGTGCGACCTGCGGAAGCGCCACCAGCAAGGGTAGTAACAGTAGCCATTTTAAATTTCCTTTAATGAAAGATGTGTATGTAGAAACGGGGAAGCCTCGTGAGCCTCCCCTGTTTCATTTAGGCCACGTTGTACTTTGCAGTAACGATAGCCTCGGGACGCAAGATTTTACGACCATACAGGTGCATACCACGCACGATGTCAGCAAAGCTGTCAGGATCGCGGTAAGTCTCGGTCTTGTTGATTTGCTGAGCAGTTGCCACAGCAGCGTCTTGACCAGCAACGATCACACCGAAGTTGCTGGACTGAGCAGAAGCACCAGCAGTGCCGGGACCAGTACCGACCTTAGGAGTGTTGTTCGAAACATACACACGGAAGCCATGCAGGTTGTTGATGACCAGACCGTTTTGCAGACCGGAACCACCGAAGTCGCCGTTCAACAGACGGCTGTCTTCGTCCTTCAACATTTCGATGAACACTGGATCAACAACCAACCAGCGACCTTGGGTGTCAACAAACTGCTGATCCAACAGACGACCCATACGTGCAATCACCATCAAAGGCGACACAGTGGTAGTGGGCAGTGCGCTTGCACCGGGCAGACGAGGAGCCAAAGGAATGGAATCGCCTGCGCTACCAGCGCTAGTCAGGTTACCGAAGCTAGGACGGCTCAGCTTCATGTTGGACAACAGTTCGTCAGAGCCAGCAGTGGAGATAGCTTTAGTACCGGGGAAAGTGGTACGAACGGTATCAGGAGTGCCATGCAATGCAGACTGTGTGAAGCCGGACAAATAGCCCAACACGTCTTGGTCATACTGGTCACGCAAGCGATAAGCAGCGCGGTCAGTAGCCATTTGCATGAAGTTCACATGCGAATGAGCAGCTTCAATGTCGTCGATCTTGAATGCGAAATAGTTCGACTGATCAACCACCAAGGTGAAGTCTTCGTCGTCCAGATCCTGAGCAGTGATTTGAGTACCACGCTTGTAGGATTGCACAGACACTTCTGGCTCTTTGATGATTTTAACGCTGTCGCCCATCTGAGCGATTTCACCGAAGTAGTCATTGTTGGTGATGTCTTCAACAACAGACGACTTGCGGAATGCGAGTTGTACTTTTTTGGAATAGATTACGGCACTGAAGTTACCGTTGGGAAATTGGCCGTAGCCGGGTGCGGAAGGAAAAGCCATTTTAAAATCTCCTATAGATATATTGGCATATAGTTAAATACGCTAACACTACTACAGAGGCTGACTTT